GATGATGAGTAAACCTATAATAAAATCTGAAGACTATGTAGCTTTGTACTGTGAGTTAGCCACACTTATGTTTGATAAACATATAGGTGATATGTATAGTGATTCACCTTATGAAATAGATGAAGACAATGGTAACTGGATAACTAAAGAAAAGTACGAAGACATATGGTGTGAAACTGTAGATAAAGTATGTGAGATACTTGATTTTCATTTAGAAAGAAAGGAGTGAGTGATGCTTAAATGGGACGGATTTGATAGTGCAATCATAGGTACTGCTGAGAGATGTAATATGGACACAGTTATTGCCTATGATTTAACCAAGATGGTTAAGATTTTAGTAGCTCGTGATGATATGAGTATGGAAGAAGCACACGAATATATACAATTTAATATCATTGGAGCATATATAGGTGAGTATACACCTATTATTGTAAATAAAATGACAGAGGAAGAAGTCAAAGAATTGACACATGAATAAGTTGTGGTATTTATACAACACATATGTGTCAGTAATTTGACTAATGCATTTTAAATTTGACACGAGTTATTAAAAAATTGTATAATATTTTACATAAACAGAAAGGAGATAATGTGAATGAGAAAAAGTGAAATGTATGAAAAAGAAATACAAGAACTAAATAAACAACTTTATAATTCTTACAAAAGAATTAAAGAACTTAATGACAAAAACAAGAAAGGAAAAAAATAATGTCACAAAGATTAAACTATTATGATAATAAATACTTTAGTGAAAAAGAATTACAATGTCCTACTTCAAAGGATATAGTTTTAGCTAAAGGATTTTTAAATTGTCTTATAAATTTAAGAGAGAATGTTGGAGAACCATTACAGATAACTTCTTGTTGTCGTTCAGCAGAACATAATGAGTGGTTACAATCTCGTGGGTACTCAGCCAGTCCTAATTCATTTCATAAAATTGGTAATGATAAATGGGACACAGATACTTGTGCAGTTGATATTGCCATACCTAATTCAGTCTTCAGAAAAGATTTAATTAAGAGAGCAATAGACTTAGGTTGGACTGTAGGTGTAGCGAGAACATTCATACACCTTGACAGAAGAATAGATTACACACCACTACCACAAGTTGTTTATGTCTACTAAAGTTGACAGAGCATTATGGTTTACATTGCAAATCCTATTTGGATTTATGATGGGTATGTTTTTATTTACAACATTATATTTTATAGGAGATTATTTTAGTGGGAATTGAAACAGTAATAGTAGGGTTTATAATTAACTTGTATACCCTTGATAACATTGATTTTTTTCACCAACGTGCAAACAATAACAAGACTATGACTTGTGTATGGGAGTACGTTGGTAAGAAAAAACCTGACCCACATAACCCTAGTATCACACTCTTGGGTAATGTGTATTATAAACAGAAGTGTGTAAGAAAGGAACTAGATAAATGATAAAAGAAATGTTTGCATTGTATTTAACTTTTGCTTCACCAGTTGGTGACGTAGAATTATTTGTTAAAGAACTACCTAACTGTGATAATGCCAGTATGATAGCTGAACAAGAATACGCAATAAGAAATATTGACAGAAGTAAATTAAGTCAATCAGGATATATGTGTATTGGTTGGGAGTTTCATTTGATAAGACAACAACTTATCAAAGGTGTACCAGTTGACCCTAAGTACATACCAGTGCAGGAAAGAAAATGTGTAGTACCAATGGAGATAAGATAATGAAAGATAAATTAATAGCACTTTTTATATTAACATTAATGATAACATTATATTTAACAGGATAGAATTATGTTTACATATTTTTTAATAACAGTATGGTTTGAGTACGACAATAAGATACATCAAAAAGTTTTACCTAAGTTATATGACAACTGTGAGAAAACTGTAATGAAAATTTATGAAGAAACAAAACCACCTTATAAAATAAAGGCAGTTAAATGTGATACACCAAAAGAATTTGGTGATAAAAGAAAGGACAAAAGATATGGACACGCATATGAAAAAATACGATAACGTAAATAATCCCAAGCATTATAATAAACATGGGATTGAATGTATAGATGCGATACAAGCATCAATGAGTGACAAAGAGTTTCTTGGTTATTTAAAAGCTAATGTACTAAAGTACATGTGGAGATACGATTACAAAGGAAAACCTTTGGAAGATTTACAAAAAGCACAATGGTATCTTGACAAACTTATAAATATAATTCATAATTCAGAATTAAATAGAAAGCAATTAATTATGAATGGTTTTAAGGAAGGTGCTAATGACAGTATATAAAACACATGAAGAGATACCTACTTCAGTTGCTGACTTTATATTAACTGCAAGTGGTGAAACAAATATTAAACAAGTTCCATTGAAAGACATAAATGGTTTTGTTGAAATGATGGAAGGAGTTGATAGTGGAACTAAAAAAACTAACACTACAAGAACGTGAAGAAATAGTTATGAAAATCCATAAAGTAATTATGGAGCTTGTAACTAAGTATGACTCACCTGAAACTTTGTACCTAATGGCTAGAGCATTAACAATTACAGCTATAACCAAAGCTGAAAAAGATTACTATGGTTTTCTTACAATGCAGAATGCATTAAATGATACTGCTCAAGAACTAATAGCATTAGGTATGGGTGAAGAACCAACTGAAGGTGATGAAATCTTTGAGTTTATGTACGATAAAAATGATAATAACAAACTACACTAGGGGGTTAGATGTTGAAGATGGAAAGTAAATTTATTGGGCACGAGCAGTGTCCTAAATGTGGGAGTAAAGATAATCTTGCACGTTACACTGATGGTGCACATTGCTTTACACCTGACTGTGGATACTTTGAGAAAGGAGAAGGAGTGGAAGTAACACCTATTACAAATAATGTAAACAGTTATTCTGATTTATATGTTGGTGATAAAACTGAGTTGAAGGATAGAAATATCTCTCAGGAAACTGCAAGTAAATATGGAGTAACGACATTATCTAATAATGGTATGGTAACAAAACATATCTATCCATTTTATAATACACAAGGTAAACATATTGCCAATAAGATTAGAGCATTACCTAAAGTGTTTACAACACAAGGTAACTTTGCTGAGTCTGAATTGTTTGGACAACATCTATTTACAAGTGGACAGAAGTACATTACAATTACTGAAGGTGAGTGTGATGCTATGGCAGTCTTTCAAATGACTGGTAGTCGTTATGCTACTGTGTCCATTAAGAATGGTGTAGCTTCAGCAGTCAGAGATTGTAAACAAAACTTTGAATACTTAAATAGCTTTGACAATATTGTTATTTGTTTTGATAGTGATAGTATTGGTAGAGAAACTGCTAATAAAGTATCAGAAATATTTCCACCTAATAAATGTAAGATAGTTAATCTTGAATTAAAAGATGCTAACGAATATTTAAAGGCAGGTAAACGTGAGCAGTTTACTCGCACATGGTGGGATGCTAAACCTTACACACCTGCAGGTATTGTAACGTATGATGATATCGTTGATGACCTATGGGTTGAGGAAGAAGTGGACTCTGTTCCCTATCCTTTTCAAGGTTTAAATAAAAAATTATATGGTATGCGTGTTGGTGAATTGGTTACACTCACATCAGGTACTGGTATGGGTAAGTCAAGTTTACTTCGTGAACTCGTATATCATATATGGAAAACTACTGAAGATAAGATTGGTCTTTTGTTTTTAGAAGAAGAAAAGAAAAGAACATTCAGAGGTTTGGTAGGTATACATGCAAACAAAGAACTTCACAAACCTGAAGAGTGGAAGAAGCAAGACAAGTCTGATTTAAAGAAGTGGTCTGAAGAACTCAGAGGTAATAGAAGATTAGTTTTGTTTGACCACTTTGGTTCTATGGATGATGATGATGTTATTAATCGTATTCGTTATATGGCTAAAGGTTGTGATTGTAAATGGGTATTCGTTGACCATCTAAGTTTAATTATATCAGGCAGAGATGATGGTAATGAAAGAAAAGCTATTGATATTCTTATGACTAAACTTCGTAGCTTATGTCACGAAGCTAAGATAGGTATGTTGTTAGCTTGTCACTTACGAAGACTTGACAATGACAAAGGACACGAAGAAGGTAAACAAGTTTCATTATCACACTTGCGTGGTTCACATTCAATCGCACAGTTATCTGATGCAGTGATTGGTATGGAAAGAAACCAACAAGATGATGATGAGATTGCAAAGAATACTTCAACTATTCGTGTACTTAAAAATAGATACGCAGGAACTACTGGGGTAGGTTCTTACTTACTTTATTCTACTGAGAATGGTAGAATGACTGAAATAGATAACCCTTTTAAGGAGAACGCAGATGAGTTTGAAACCCAAGAGTAAAGACAGAAAGAAGTTTGATATTGATTTAGCTTATGGAAAAGTTAGAGAAGATATGATTCAAGATATGCTTCAAGATAAAAAGATTGAAGTTAAATCTGAACGTGATGTTTGGAAAAGAACTGGTAACATAGCTATTGAATATGAATGTTATGGTAAACCTTCAGGTATCAATGCAACTGAAGCTGACTATTGGTTTCATAATCTATGTGTAGGTGAAGATGTATATGCCACGTTAGTATTCAAAACTGAGAATCTAAAAAAGATAATAGATTCTTTGGAAAGAAAAGTATCTGTAAATGGTGGTGACCATAACGCATCACGAATGTATTTAATTAGTTTGCAAAAACTATTTGACTTAAAAACGATTAAGGAGTATATTAGTTTATAATGAATTTAGTAGTTGACATAGAAACAGATTCACTAGATGCAACAAAGATACATTGTATTGTCGCTAGAAATATGGAGACAAATGATAACTATGCTTTTGTTGGTAGCGATTGTTATGATAAGTTTCCTGCATTTATAAATAAACATGCAGATAAAATCATTATGCACAATGGTATTTCTTTTGACGCACCAGTTCTAAATAGATTGACTGGTACAAAGATTACTATTGGACAGATTGAAGATACTTTAATTATGTCTCAGCTATACAATCCTGAACGTGAGAATGGACACTCATTAGATTCTTGGGGTAAACGATTTGGATTTAATAAACTTGAGTTCAATAACTTTACTGAGTTTAGTCAAGAGATGCTTACCTATTGTAGACGTGATGTTGAACTTACACATAAAGTTTATAATCATTTGAAACTTGAAGGTAAAAGATTCTCAGATTATTCTTTGAGACTTGAGCATGATATACGTTCCATTGTTTCTAAACAAGAAGACAATGGTTTTTATTTAGACCAACAAAAAGCTAGTAGTCTACATGCAATGCTTGAAGATAAAGCTGAACAGTTAGAAAAAGAAGTACACAAGACTTTTCCACCATTAAAGATTGAGGAAGAGTTCATACCTAAAGTAAATAATAAAACACGTGGGTATGTAAAGGGTGTACCTTTTACTAAAGTTAGTTTTCAAGAATTTAATCTTGCATCTCGTAAACAAATAGCTGAACGACTTATGAAGTTAGGTTGGAAACCAAACAAGTTTACTGATAAGGGGTCACCTATTGTAGATGAAAGTGTTTTATCAAAGATAGATAATATAGCTGAAGCTAAACTAATAGCTGAATATTTATTATTAAAAAAGAGAACGTCTCAAATCTCTTCTTGGCTTGATGTAGTTAATCAAACCACTGGAAGAGTGCATGGTCGTGTCCTTACTTTGCGTTGTGTATCAGGTAGAATGAGTCATCATTCGCCAAATATGGCTCAGATACCTGCTACATATTCACCTTATGGTAAAGAATGTAGAGAAGTATGGACAACTGATAAGCCTGATACTCACGTTATCTTTGGCACTGATGCTTCAGGACTAGAGTTAAGAATGTTAGCACATTATATTAACACACCTGAGTATACACACGAGATATTGAATGGTGATATTCACACAAAGAATATGAACATGGCAGGACTATCAGATAGAGACCAAGCTAAAACTTTTATATATGCTTTTCTGTTTGGAGCAGGTGCAAAAAAGATTGCACAGATAGTTGGTTCAAAAGATATGGCGATTGGTAAAAAACTTATTGATAAATTTTTATCTGAGTTACCACGTCTTAAATCTTTTAGAAGTCAAGTAGAAGAAGCTGCTCAGTCAGGTAAAGTAAAAGGTTTAGATGGTAGACTATTTAACGTGAGGTCTGCACATAAAGCAGTTAACACAATCATACAAGGTGCAGGTGCTATCGCTTGTAAAGTATGGTTACGTAACATGATTAAACATGTACGCACAAAAGGTTTGGATGTTAAACTTGTAGCTTCAATACATGATGAGTATCAGTTTGAAGTAAACAAGAATGACATACAAAGTATGGGAGAGATTGTGAAGTTGGCAATCAAAGAAACAACTGAACAACTCAACCTTAATTGTCCACTAGATGCAGAGTATAAGACTGGTCTGAGTTGGGCAGAAACCCACTAGTTTTAAATTTATTTTTAATTAGTGTTGACTTGTGTATCGTTATACCTTATAATTATACACTGAGATATTCGTAGTTAATACGAAAATATAATAACCTTAATGAAGGAGTAAACATATGCCAATATTAAATGGTAAAGCCTATTGGGCATCAGTTGTATCACCAAACACTACGTTTGATGCAGATGGTGTCTATTCTGTAGACCTAGCAGTTGATGCTGAAAACAAAAAGAAAGCTGAAGCTGATGGTCTATCTATTAAAAACAAAGGTGACGAAAGAGGAGACTTTGTTACCATCAAAAGAAAAGCTAAAAGAAAAGATGGTAGTGCAAACAAAGCACCTGACGTAATGGATGGTATGAAACGACCTCTTGAAAATACTTTGATTGGTAATGGTTCAGACGTAAATGTTTTATATAAAACTTACGAGTGGACTCACAAACCAACTGGTAGAAGTGGTAAGAGTGCTGACTTACAAGCTATTCAGGTTGTAAACCTAGTTGCCTATGAAGGTGGTAATACTACTGCAAGTGAGTTTGAAGAAATTCCTGATGCACCTAGCAGTGCTTCAACTTCAACTTCAGAATTTGCAGAAGTACCTGCTTAACCTTAACTTTAAAAAGGAGATGGGGGTGTAGTTAATAGCTCACCCCTATTTTTTTCTATGAAAAATATTGATACTTTAGTTGAAGACATGTACAAAACTATTACTGATGGTACACAACCCAGTGAAAAAGATATGGAGTTGTTTGCTGAAAGAGTAAAGGAAGGTGTACTACAATTATTCAACACACGTTCTGAGAATAATAATTTAAGAATGTCTCAGATTGGTAAACCTGATAGACAGGTGTGGTATCAGTCACGAGATATAACAAAAGAAAAGTTACCTGCATGGGCGAAGATAAAATTTACTTATGGTCATATACTTGAAGAGTTACTTTTATTACTAGCAAAAACTGCAGGACATGAAGTTAAGAATGAACAGAAAGAATTAGAGATTGAAGGAGTATTAGGACATCAGGATTGTGAGATTGATGGTGTTGTTACTGATTGTAAATCAGCTAGTGCTTATTCATTTAAAAAGTTTTCTAATCGTTCACTCTTAAAAGATGACCCCTTTGGTTACATTGCACAGTTGTCAGCTTATGCTGATGCACAAAATAAAAAAGGTGGTGCTTTTCTTGCTATTGATAAACAGAGTGGACGTATATGTTTAATGTCTGTCCATGATATGGAGATGATAAATGCGAAAGATAGGGTCTTACATCTTAAAAATGTTGTCGCAAGTGATACAGTTCCTAGCAAGTGTTATGACGATATTGCAGATGGTGCTAGTGGTAATCGTAAACTTGATGTTGGCTGTTCCTACTGTCCTTATAAAGTTGATTGTTGGAAGGATGCTAATGATGGGAAAGGACTTAGAAAATTTATCTATGCGAATGGACCAAGATACTTAACCAAGGTTGTAAAAGAACCTGATGTAAATGAGGTAGAACTAAATGACATTGGTTAGTATATTTGAATTACTAGCTGCAATTTCTGCAGTGATTACTGTATGGGTGTATGGTAATAAAGATAACTATGCACCCTTATATGGTATGGTTTCAAATATAATATGGATTACATGGTCAGTATTATCTGACAGTTATTATATGTTACTTATGTGTGTGGTATTTACATGCTTACATATACGAAACTTTTTTCATATGAGGAATATTAAATGAAGTTTAGAAGTGGTTCAGAGGAAAAGGTTTATAAATTTTTTAAAGATAAAAAAATAAAAGTTAAATATGAACCTGATAAATATCAGTATGAATGGTTTGAAAATAAAACTTATTGTCCTGACTTCTTATTACCTAATGGTACTTACATAGAAGTTAAAGGTAGATTAACTATTGAGATGAGAAAGAAACATTTATTTTTTAGAAAGTGTAATCCTAATATTACAGTTAGGTTTGCATTTGATAATCCAAATAAAAAGTTAAACAAAGGTGGTACCATGACGTATGCAAAGTGGTGTGATAAACATAACTTTGAATATTGTAAGATAAGTGATGGTATTCCTAGACAATGGTATAATGCTACAACATGATAATTTTTTACAGACAATTGAACATAACATTATCAGCTCAACAAGTGCTGAGAGGACACTATTCCTCGCAGTTATTTTACAAGCACTTCTTGATGCTACACAAAAGGATACTCAAGACTTGGAAAGTCATAAGTATAAACGTGAAGCTATCTTATGGTTTACTACTAAAAATGGTAGACGTAAAGATGACTTTGAATACATATGCGAACTCGCAGATATTGAACCAAACTATATGCGAAGAGTAGCTATGGAAATATTAACATTAAAACGAACTAACTTTGTTCGTAATCATATAAATGCTTTATTGACTTATAAAGATAGCTATGATAGAATTAAACATAAAAATAGAAAGGGGAAATAATTATGTTACCAACTGAATACCAAAACTATATTGCCATCTCTCGTTATGCGAGATGGATTGAAAAAGAAAACAGAAGAGAAACGTGGAGTGAAACTGTTGAACGATATGTTAGCTATATGGAAGGAAGATATGAGAAGTTAACTAATAAAAAATTAGATAAGAAAGAAAGAGATAGATGGGTTGATGCTATCACTACATTAAAAGTTATGCCTTCAATGAGAGCATTGATGACTGCAGGTCCTGCATTGGATAAAGATAATGTAGCAGGATTTAACTGTTCATATGTTGCGATTGATAATGTAAGAACTTTTGATGAAATTATGTACATACTTATGTGTGGTACTGGTGTAGGGTTTAGTGTTGAAAGACAGTACGTTGATAAGCTACCTGAGATTGCAGAGAAGTTTCATACAACTGAAACAGTTATTAAAGTTAGAGACAGTAAGATAGGTTGGGCAAAGTCTTATCGTGAACTTATCGCTATGCTTTATGCAGGACAAATACCACAGTTTGATATGTCTCTTGTCAGACCTGCAGGTGCTAAACTAAAAACATTTGGTGGACGTGCTAGTGGTCCTGACCCACTTAGAGATTTATTTAAATTTAGTATTGAGACATTTCAAAAAGCTAGTGGTAGAAAACTCACAAGCATTGAGTGTCATGATATTGTATGTAAGATTGCAGACGTAGTTGTTTGTGGTGGTGTTAGACGTTCAGCTTTAATTAGTTTGTCTAATCTTTCAGACATTAGAATGAGAGATGCAAAGACTGGTCAGTGGTGGGACAATAATCCACAAAGAAGTTATGCTAATAACTCTGTAGCTTACACTGAGAAGCCTGACATAGGTACATTCATGAAGGAATGGGTATCTCTTTATGATTCTAAATCAGGTGAACGTGGTATCTTTAATAGAGTTGCATCACAAAAGATGGCAACACGTTCAGGTAGAAGAGATGGTGACTTTGACTTTGGAACTAATCCATGTTCAGAAATAGTTTTAAGAAATAAACAATTCTGTAATTTATCTGAAGTGGTTGTAAGACCTGATGATACTGAAGAAACTTTAAAAGAAAAGGTAGAGATAGCTACAATCTTTGGTACACTTCAATCAACTCTATCAGACTTTAGATATCTAACTAAACAATGGAAAGATAATACTGAAGAAGAAAGATTACTAGGTGTTTCATTAACTGGTATTATGGACCACGAAGTTCTATCAGGTAATATATATAATCAAACTGTTTTAAAAGATATGTTAATTAATCTTAAAGAACATTCAATTAAAACAAATAAGAAGTGGGCAGAGATGTTGGGAGTTAACCAAGCTACTGCTATTACTTGTGTTAAACCTTCAGGAACTGTATCACAATTAGTTGACTCAGCTTCAGGCATTCACCCACGTTATTCACCTTATTATCTTAGAACTGTAAGAGCAGATAAGAAAGACCCATTGTGTGATATGATGTTAGACAAAGGTTTCTATGGTGAAGATGACGTAATGAAACCTAATGATACAAAGGTTATTTACTTTCCTATGAAATCTCCAAAGAGTTCAGTAATGAGAGATGCTAAGTCTGCTATTGAACAACTAGAGATATGGAAGATGTATCAGTTACATTGGTGTGAACACAAACCTTCAATTACAGTTTATGTAAAAGAAGAAGAGTGGTTACAAGTTGGTGCATGGGTATATGAAAACTTTGATGTGATGAGTGGTGTTTCATTCTTACCTCACTCTGACCATTCATATAAACAAGCACCTTATCAAGAAGTTGATAAGAAAACTTATGAAGAATGGTTAGCTAAGACACCAAGAAATATTAATTGGATGGACTTAACTAATTATGAAAAGGAAGATACAACTACTTCTTCAAAAGAACTTGCGTGTACTGCAGGTGCATGTGAAGTAGTTTAATTTTTTCTTGACTTTATATTTAAAAGGAGTATAATAATACAATGTTATTAAATGCTAGAACAAATTACGAGTCAGAGACTATACATCCATTACCCTATAATGAAACTAGTTTTGTTTTTATAGGGTATGATAGTCGTGAAGATATTGCTTATAGAGTTTGTGAACATTCTTTAATAAGAAAAAGTTCACGACCTCTTACAGTAATTGATTTAAACCATATCACTTTAAGAAAAGGTGGTTATTTTGATAGAGAATGGAGAGAAGATGAGCATGGTCAGAAATATGATGTGATAGATGACAAACCTTTTTCTACAGAGTTTAGTCATACACGTTTTCTTGCACCTGAGATTGCTAAACGTAATGGTGTTAAAGGTTGGATTATGTTTTGTGATTGTGATTTTTTATTCTTGGATGATATAGATAAATTATTTAGATGGGTTGAAGTTAACTGTGCTGATAAAGCAGTAGCTTGTGTTAAGTTTGACTGGCAACCTACTGAAGATACTAAGATGGACAATCAAAAACAATTAGGTTATGATAAAAAACTTTGGTCTTCACTTATGTTATTAAATATGTCACATAAAGATGTACGTAATCTTACATGTGAAGATGTAAATACTATGAGAGGTTTACATCTACATCAATTCAAATGGACTTCAGACAGTGAGATTGCAGGTATACCTTGCACCTGGAATCACATTCCTGATATATCTAATATAGGAGAGAAACCTAGTGCTATACATTTTTCTTTAGGTGGACCTTGGTTTGGTGGTTCATATAAAGATATTAGGTTTGCTCAAGACTGGGAAGATGAGAAACTATTATATAGAAATACAGTAGATGAAACTAGACCAACACAATGGATAAAATTTTAATATGAAAGACACAATAAATATCGTTACGTCCTTTAATCCTAAAGGGTGGGAAACTTATGCAAAGAAAATGATTGACTCAGTTGTAAAGTTTATGGCTGATGATTTACATTTAACTGCTTACTATCATGACTTTACTGATGAACAGATAAAAGAGTTTCCTAAAACAGACAAGATAACATTTAGAAATCTTAATGAGGTAGACGAAATGATTACCTATCGTGAAGAAATGAAACTTCATGATGGTACTGAAGGTGGTAAGATGCCTTATAATTGGAGATTAGATGCCATTAAATGGTGTCACAAAGTGTATGCTCTGACTGACTTCTCCTTCAAGTTGGTAGAAAAGAGTGTACAAGTAGGGTGGGTAGTTTGGTTAGATGCTGACATTATCCTTAGAAAGCCTGTTAATAAACAAGACTTGTTTGGAATCATTCCCCTAGGTTCTGAACTCGTCCACTTAGGTAGGAAAGATGTGGACTATAGTGAAACATCTTTCATGGCTTTTAATCTTAATACTGTCCCACCCCTTGATTTACTAGGAGATATGAGAGGTCTTTATAATAGTCACGAAGTTCTTTCATATAGAGAATGGCATGATGGATTTATCTTTGAAAGATTATTTAATATCTATGGTGCACATGGTTTAAAGAAACATAGTTTAACACCTGACGTGAGAGGTTTAGATGCGTTTAATAATTCTCCTTTGGCAGATTACTTTGAGCATTTCAAGGGTAATAGGAAGGACTTGTTATCTGATAAGACCACACCTGATGTCGTTGGTCCAAAGAGGTACAAACAATTGGCAGATGTCATTAGACATTACAAGTTTTCAAGAATACTGGAGACAGGTACATGGAATGGTGGTCGTGCTATTGAAATGGCACTGGCAGCTTTTGACAACGTAGATAAAGTTTATTATGAAGGTTATGATTTGTTTGAAGATGCAGATGAATTTACTGATGCAACTGAGATGAATACTAAACCACATAATCTTTATCAAGCAGTTGAGAAAAGACTTAATGAATTTAAAAAGTTTGTCAAAGAAAAGATGAACAAAGACTTTGAATTTAAAATAGTTAAAGGTGATACTAAACAAACACTAACTGAACAAAAAGATTTTGACATTGCTTATCTTGATGGTGGACACAGTTATGATACTGTTCAACATGATTACAATATGACAAAGAATATATCTGTTGTTGTGTTTGATGATTACTTTAATAAAGATGCTGATGGAAAGGAAGTAGTAGATGAACATAAAGGTACAAATAAAGTATTTGATGCTATTGATAAAAAGATTCGTAAAAGAGTTCTTCCATCTAGCGACCCAGTTAAAGGTGGTGGTATTACTCACCTTGCTGTCGTTATTAATCAATCTAATCTTGGTGACCTCCCTCAAAGTTTCAATCACGTACCCATAATTGTAAAACCAAAAGACTGTATGCCTACTGATTATATTAGAAATAATATTAAGAATAATGTACAGTCAATTAAAAAATGGTTAATCAAAGCTAGACCACATGGTGAGATACTTAATATAGTATCAGGTGGTCCTTCATTTTTAAAGTATAAAGACTATCTCAAGTCAACACAAAGTAAAATTATGTGTGTTAAACATTCACTACCTATGCTTTTAAAAGAAGGTATAACTCCTTGGGCATGTAACATACTTGACCCTAGACCTATTGATGGCACAAGTACACATGGTATTGTACGTAAAGAATTATTTAATGAGATACCAAAAGAAACTATATTCTTTGTATCATCAATGACAGACATATCTGTTGTTAAATATCTAAAGCAAAAAGGTGCAAAGATAATAGGTTGGAATGCTTATTCAGATGCCATCATTGAAAAGACTGGTCAAGGTAATAAGGTTGTTATACCTAAAGAACTAGGTGTACCTGAAGATACAGTTCTATTAACTGGTGGTACTTGTGCAGCTATGAGAGCCATTAGTGTTGGACATACATTAGGATTTAGAAACTTTAAGTTGTATGGTTTTGATTGTTCTCTACCTGAACCAAAGAATAAAGATGAACTTGATAGTTCAGGAAGAAAGAAATATCTACATGTAACTACAAATGATAAAAAGTTTTGGACTACTGGTGAGTTGTTAGCTATGGCACAAGACTGTGAAAAGTTATTTCAAAGACAAGATGTTGATATGCATATGGAAATGTATGGAGAAGGTAGTCTTGTTTCTGAGCTATGGAAAAATAATGGAAGAAAGGAACATCCTGAATATGAAAATACTCTCTTCAATAACGATTAAAGATTTTATAGAAGATAGAGACTGTCAGGCAATATATAAATCAGTGATGGATTTAAAAGATTCCTGGTCAAACTATTCTGATAGATTTTCTTTAGGTTCAGGAAAAGAAAGCACAGATACTGAAGACACTTACAAAGATAAATGTTTAACTTACAATCCAGTTATCTTTGAAAAGTTTCCATCATTATTATTTAAAATAAAACAAATGTTAAATAATATGTATGTAGAAGACTTAACATTTGAAGACACATATTCATCTCCTGCATTTGAAATAATTCAGGAAGATGGTACTTATTATAATTTAAATCATAAAGCTGATTGTTACTTTGTGTTACCTATACATGTAGGTAATTCAAGTTCAGCTTTGTTCTATTATAATAAACCTAACACTAAAAAATATTATATACCTATGTATGAGGGTAACTTTTATTTCTATACCAATCCTCTTCATAAGTATTATGAAAAGATTAGTGAAAACAATGACTTAATTTGCCTTGAAGGTAAATGTAAGATGAACAAAAATAATAAAATAACTCTTTTTTTCTAAATAAATCTGAGTTATAATACATATAAATGGGAGAAATATTATGTTATTACCAATGATTGCACCTATATTAGGTAAAGTAATTGATAGAATAATTCCTGATAAAGCTGCTCAAGCAAAGGCTCAATCAGAATTAAACAAAGCACTAGTTACGCACTCAGCAGATATAGAAAAAGCTGCTGCATCTGTAGTGGTTGCTGAAGCTAAAGGTGAAGGTTGGTTACAACGTAATTGGAGACCATTGACTATGGTATCTTTCTTGTTACTTTTATTTATGTATTGGTTTGGAATACATCCTGAGAATTTATCAGACGAAGTTATTATGAAACTGTTTGATTTATTACAGATTGGTATTGGTGGCTACATCATAAGTAGAGGTGCTGAGAAAGGAATTAAAACATGGAAGGAGAAATAATATGACTGCATGGACAAAACCTATTATCGCAGAAATTTCTGTAGGTTTAGAAATCAATTCATATGCTTGTGCTGAAAAGTAATAGCATTTATTTTTTGGTGTGAGCCATATGCTTTCTAAGGTATGGCTTTCATCTAGTTTAACTACAACATTATTGCCTAATGATAGGGATAATAAACTAAAAGGAGAAATACTATGATGTTATTGGACAACATGTTCTATAATCATTTTGATTTAATGAGACCAAGAGTAATGGTCGTATCTGATAAAATGTATCAGGAAGCTCAACAAAAGAAACTGCAAGCTAGATTAGATTATCTTGTAGAACAAAAAGAGCATTATGAAAAAGAAATAAAAGAAGTGAAAGACGAAATGTCTGAACTAAAGATTGAAAATAAATCTGATAAATAAATAAAAAACCCCTAGCTAACTTAATAACTAGGGGTATTTTTTTGTCCAATTTTCACAGTTGGCTATCCATATAACAGTTCTTGTAATCCATAATGTGCGTGTAAGTCAAACGCAATCTCAGCTAAATGTAAAGCTATCTCAATTAAAAGTAAAGTTATAATAATTCTATTTGTCATCATACAACCTATGGTAAGTTTTCTTTAAGAATTTTTTACACATTGATTTAAAAAATCCTTTGATATAATATTTACCTATACGAATAGGTATGAGTAATGGTGTAGTCATTACGTCAAATATAACAATGAGTATGTCCACACTAAAGTCAATGATATTATCTGCATCTTTAAACTTTTGTTTTAGTTTATTCCACCACTTCATATCATCTTAATCCACGTATACACTAATCCTAGTGCAGCACCTACAACAAACAACATCTTTATTGCACCTGAACCTCTAGCTAAGTCTGCTCTCATGGCTGATATAATCTCTGTCTGTTTATGTATTAAATCAAAAGCAGCTTCTAGTTTATTGGCAACCTCTTTGTGTTGCTCTTCATTACGTGCTTCAAG